CCTTCTAATTGCTCCGTAGAGTTAGCTGGGGTGTTCATTAGACCTTCGAAAGCATTGGCTGCTTGACCTACAGTAAGCGTGCCACTTCCAGAACTTTCTGGAGTCATGGTGTTTTCACTCATTTATTTTTCCTATATTACCTCTATGGGAGGCGTACCAAATGTAGAATTATCTACAATATCTTAAATCGGTTCTCATCAATAACTTGTCCTGCAGCTATTGCTTCGAGTGTGCCGATTAATTCGTTTACAGCAGCTATCTTATGATAGGCTTGCTCTCTAATGACGCTTTCGTCTGCATTAGAGTTAATAATTATTTGCATATGAGCATCTATGATTGACTTTAATACTTCTTTAAAGTCGTCATCTTTTAAGATGTTTTGTATATTTTGTATATTCATTATTGTTGATTAGCTTGCAAATCCTTAATGTCTTTAAGTGATGCCATTACTGATTTTAAAGAGTCAGATTGAGATTTTTGTGCTTGTGCTTGTGCATCTGCTTGCAATTTAGCTTCTTGCATTTGCAATTCAAGTTGTTTACGAGCATTATCTAATTCCATTTGCTGACGTTCTAATTCAAGTTTAGCTGATTCAGTTTGTGCACGTAATTGTGCTTTTTCACGTTCAACTTGTGCCAAGATTTGCGTAGCTTGTACGTTAGAATCTGGTTGTGGTTCTTGTGGTTGTGATAATTGTGCATTTTGTTCTGGGGTAATGTCTTTAAGGAAGCTAGATGCGTCTTTAAAGCCAGCCATATGAATCATACGAGCTAAAGTATCACGATATTGTTTAATATCTACTACAGGATTGGATAAACCATATCCTTGAATGATTTGTTCTTGTTTAGAAAGAATCATTTGTAGTGTAGTAAGTTGGTCTGTGCGTGAACCGTTACCTAAACCTACATTAATAGAAACACCATATTGTTCTGACCATTCACGTGGGTTAAATGAAACATATTGACCAGTAATACGTAGTGTTCTTGCTTGTTTTTGGTATTTACAAATCAATCTAAAGATAGATTGGAATAAAGATTTAACACCAGTCTCTGCAAAGATACGAGCAATAAGTTCTAACTTACCGTTAGCTGCACTTGACATAGTAGCAACTGCTGTTGCTGTAGTATTTTGTAATATATTAGGGTCTAAACCTTGTTGTGTATCAGAAACACCTGTACGTTTTGCCTGTACAGAGTCTAAATACTCTAACATTGGGAAAGATTGACCAGCACTTGATTGAACTGTAAGTGGTACAAGAGCATTTGGATTCTTAAGACGTACTACACCACCTGCTGTAGACGTTAATAAGTCATCAAGATTAACTTGACCTTCAACTGCACCTACTCTATAGTTGTTTGTTAGGTATAAGTTATCTAACATTTGACGAGTTACTGTAGACTTAATTAATTGCAAGTCCATAGCTCTGTCTGCTAGTGATTGACCATAGAATTTGTGTGGAATTGGTAGTGGGCAGATAGAATGGAATGGAATATAATCACAATCTTCGTCTGCAAGGATAGTAGTTCCACAATAAGTAATCTTACGTAGCTCTGCTACACCGTCATCATTGTAATCAACCCTAATATAACACTCATAAACCTCACAAAGTTGCATAGAATGGTCTTGAGACATCATATCTGTAGGTTGTTCACCACGAGTATAACGTGCAATACGTTCTGGAGAGAACTCTAAAGAGTCTCCAGTAGGTAAACCTTCTACAATTTTAGGCTCAAAACCCATAGCAATGAGTTCTGAACGAGTAATTAGTTTACGATGTGCACAAAATGGTGAATCTTGAATGTTTCTAGCACGTTTAGAGATTAAAAACTCTTCTGGTGGTACATTTTCTACACGAACTGTTCCGTTACGAATGGTTTTACGCACTTTAACATCGTGTGTAGGGACAGGAGAAGTAGGATTTAAGTTCTCATCAATAGCTTCTTTAGTATCAATGCTAACAATTTCAACTTCTTCGTCTTGCATGATGAGTAATAGTTCATCCTCTGTTAAACCTTTGTAAGATTCACGAGTAATGTTTGTTTCATCATTCCAATAAACTTTAACAACACCTACTTTTTGCATTAAAGCATCTTTAAACCAGTTGTGCATAACACTAAAGCCATCATTGTCTTTATAAAAGACATGGTTTACGTATGTGGTTGCTTGTTTAGCTAATGGCTCGTCACCTTCACGTACAGGTTCAAATTCAACTACGTTATCAGAAGACGTAAATATACGCATAAGTTGTGGTAATGCACCATCAACTACTTCTGCAACTTCACCTGTAACTACTTGAGATTTTCCTTCTACTTCGTTACCATATGGTCTACGTAAATAGTACTCAAGTGCTTGTTGTCTTTCACCAGTTGTTTCAGTTTGGATGTAACCTAATGAAGACCAAATTTCAGAGTCAATAATGGCTTTGAGTTTATTCTCATCCATTACATACCCAGATTTTTTTACATTTTCTTTTGCCATTATACTATCCAGTTAGTGTTTACGTTAATAGGTCTATTCCACTCTTCCATAGGAGCTTCATCTAGACCAGTTGCAAGGTATCTAAATGCGTCACTAGCGTGTGATGACCAATCGTGTAGTGGTCTATCATGGAATACAGCACGCTTCTCATCGTAATGTCTACGATAGTTACGTAGTGCGTCTAGTCCTTGTTTTGTTTTTGGGTCAAACCAGCATCTAGGAATAATTCGTCTAGCAGCTTGTATGCCATCAGCAACATTAAGGCGAGGGCAAGTAATAACATGAAGACCAGCATCTTCTAAAATCTCCTTACGAGACTTACCTGTGCCTAACTCACGAACTTCTACGTCATGAGGTAAGATGTGTTCAAAGTGCATGTAGTCATTGTCTTTTAACCATTGTACGTAGTACTCAAGACCTTGACCATGATTTTCCATATAGTCAATAAGACGTATTTCTTTACCAGTAAGCTGTGCTACCCAAATAGCGGTAGAGTCAGACATACCCAAGTCCCATGCTGTGTAACTTCTGCACAAATCATCACGAGGAATTTCTGTAATGTGTGCTTTTTCTTCAATTTCGTTTATTAGCTTAGAGTAGTAAGAGCCTTCTACTGGTGAATTAAATGAACATTCAAACTCTTGGTTGAATTTGTCATCACCCATTTCTAATCTTGCTGCAGCTAATTCTTGTTCGTTAAGAAGTTTAGTATCCGAAGATTTAAACTCTAGTAGTTTCCATCCCTGTCCTTCAGCGGCTCTATCTCGCAACCCTCTAAAGTGATTGTTGCCTTTGGGCGTACCCATAGCAACGCAGAAACCTAGTCGGTCTGTCAACGCAGGTCGGATGATGTCGCTAAAGACGGATGGACTTATGTTACCTACTTCGTCAATTACAGCACCATCGAGGTAAATACCTCGAAGTGAGTCTGGGTTATCTGCACCGTAGAGAGAGATACGTCTACCCATAAAGTCAACACGAAGTTCAGCAATGTTTACCTTTGCACCAAGAGGTCTAGTATAGTTCACCAAATAATCCCACGCAATTCTCTTGGACTGATTGTAGGTTGGTGCTACATACGCATAACGTGGGTCTTTTTTAGTACACGTTAAAGCAGAATGTATTAGTTGATTAATAGCAGATACGGTTTTACCCATACGTCTGTGTGCTACCACTACCACAAAGCGATTATCTTTTACAGCATTGTGTATAAGTTTTTGTGGGACTCGTGGTCTATAACCTGTATCTAATGTTTTGTTTTGCGACTCCATATAGGGTCATCGCCTCCTAGTTTTTAAATTACCACTTAACTTTGTTAGCCCAATATGCGGCAGACATTTTACCTTTTGCTATATTGTCAGAGTGCCTAGCTTTAAAAGACTTGGCTCTTGCTGTATCTGTTTTGTCACCACTTACACCTTGCTGACCAAAGCGAATAAGTTTTTCTTTATCACCTTCTTTAGCTAATACAGCGTGTGATTTAGTTGGGTGATTAGGTGTCTTCTTTGGTTTGTTATAACCAGAGAATGTTTCTTTGCCTTTTTTAATCATTTCTTTTTAGGTTTAGCTACTGCTTTTTTACCTGTTGCTTTAGCGTATTCTTTAGCGGCTTTCTTACCTTGCTCTGTATAAGCAAATTTCTTTTTTCCGACCATTGGCATGATGTTTTCCTTATTTTAAAAATTTAACTTTATACATTGCAGTATCTATTAGACTTTCAATGTTATCCAAAAGGTTCTCTAGTTCAGAATCATCTGGCATTTCTTCACGCAAAGCGTAAACTGTTTCGCATAGCATCTTAAGTTCAGCTAAAGCATCTTTATTGGGTAGTGCATAAAACTCTGGGTAGTCTTTGATTTGACCATACTTACCCATATATGCCTCTACAAACGTATCTAAAGCCTCACCAAGCTCCGAATAGAATTCTTGTAGGGCAGCGTGTATAGAGAAAGAATCTGTACGCCAATGGTTAATATGTGCGTTAGTTACAGCATGAAGGCATAACAATACAAATACAGCCACTACGTTATCGTTACTTACGTTAGCGTATGTAGGCTTGCTTTCTTCTTCTTCGTAATTGTCTTGCATGTCTTCCATAAAATATCCTGTGTAAAATTTACCCTACTGACGTTTCATTCGCAGAGAGGTTTTCGATTTTTTTAAAAAAGGGGGTGGGGGGTCTTTATTCTATTCCAGTTACAATCTTTACTTCTATTGGTGTGCCATCAGCATTACCACTAATCTCATGCTGTGTAGACTCTTTCCATTTAGCACGAGACTTCAACCAGAATATCATAGCAGTTGTGTTGCCTTCTTTAGCTTGCTTGAATAAGGTCTCTGCTACAGAAGCGTTGGCTTCAATACGACCTTTGTCAAGTTCTTCCTTGTAATATTTAGTCAAGGTATCTGCACTAATATTAAGTACTGTTGCGATATCTTCGTGTCTAGTCCCTACTGTAGATAACATGAACACCTTATTTCGGGTGGTCGCATCTGGAAGGTGTGGGGGTCTTCCTCCCTTATCCTTGCTAGGTTCTACGCTGTCAGCCTGTACGATGTCAGCCTGTACCGTGTCTATAGCATTAATGTCTATATCCTTATCCTTCAACATATCGGGCATAGTGTCAGCCTGTACATTATCTAGATGCGAATGATTCTCATTCTCAATTTGGTTCATTACTCTATATTCCTTGTTATGTCTATATATATTTACAACTGTTACAATTTATTAACAATTTAGCGTTTGACAGCTTTAAATCTTTTAATCCATAATTCAAGCGTCAACATTAATTGACTAACTAACAAGGGGTTTAATATGACTTATCAATCAAAGTACTTAATAGCGGTCTTCACTATCATCACAATGACAGGCTCTTTCCCGCTTGTCTTTAATGTATTAACTAACAATCCTAGTGAGATAGTCAGCCTATCTATAGGGTTTTCTTATGCTATTGGGGGCTTTATTAGCCTATTCTTAACAAAATAAGGGGTAAACCATGAAAGACATCAATAGAGACACCGTAAACGCTTATCTAGACTTAATAGAGACTATTAACGCCTTAATAGATAAAGCTGACCAAAGGCAAGACATGCAAACAGTAGACGCCTTATGCGATGTAATCACTCACTTTAAAATAGAATTATCTAATATAGTGACAGGTAATCAAAATATATCGTGATTCCTTTTTATAACTCCGATATACTTATAGACAGTAAACTTAACTTAACTATGAAAGGCAATATATGACTAAACAATCAACCTTAAAATATAACTGGATAATACATACTCTATACACATCTAAACAAAAGGATATTCAAATAGACGCTGAAACTATAAAAGCTGTCTTTAATATACCGTTAAGCGATGCAAGGTTTATTCTATCTACTTTCAACAAAGGAGCTTATTAACATGAAAACAGTTATTTCAATCAATAATAGATTCGAAGAGTTATCAGACACCGAAAAGCTATTCTTAACTCATTTCATTAATGCTATGGCTTCGGAGTCTTACCATAAAAGAGATAATGCAATAAAAGCTATTATTCAATTAACCCATGACATACATAAATAAACGAAAGGTAAATTAACTATGAAAACTAAATATTCAAGTAATAGAGAGTTAATACACGTTTGGGCTAATGACTCAAGCCCTGAAATAATGAAACAGGCTAATTCAGTTACCTGTCACAATAACATTCTTTATAGTTATTCAACAGCTATCGGTCAAATAGTAAACAATGACACCGTAATCTATAACACCGCTTCTTATAGTAATACCACATCCAAACATCAATCATTGATGTATCAGTCATCTAGTCATTATTTAAACCGTATTTATTTATCAATTCATAAATATGATTTAAACCATTTTATATTTACTCAAAAGACATTTGATGAATTAGTTTTTAAGCCTAATTTAGATATGGCTAGCGAATTCTTGCTTAAGGCTTCAAGGTCAACAAAGAATAAAGACTATTACAATATGAAAGCCTTATCCATATTTGATAACTTGAGACGCTATGCAATTTTATTTAATTTGGATTATTTATTACCTAATGTTGATGATTTGCTTGAATCAACCATTAAAGCCGATAAAGAAGCTAAAGCCATTGAAAAAATACGAAAGGCTGAAAGAATCATAGAACAAGCCGAAGCTCTTCAAAATTGGCGTTTGGGTTTAGATGTTCGCAATCATTTCGAAATCACAGCTCTACGGATTAAAGATGATGTTATTGAAACAACAAGAGGGGCAAAAATACCCCTTGAACATGCTGTTAAGTTTTGGAGCTTAATTAACTCATGGCATCAAAAAGGCATCACATACGTTAAAAATCATCATTCCATTCATTTAGGCAATTATTGCGTGAATAGATTTGAAAATGATGTTTTAACCGTTGGCTGTCATCAAATACCGTACAGCGAAATTCAAAATATAGCTAATCAATTACATTTACAGGGGTAAACCATGAACAACTTATTAAAAAACTTTATTTATTTAGTATTAGGCTTTATAAGTTTTTATTGTTGGATGTTGTTGTTGCTGTCATTCTAGAGTTATCTTAAAAAGCCTCTATTTGGGGCTTTTTGGGGCTAATTTTAGCCATAACAACGAAAGGTTAATTATGGATTTTAATTATTCACACGATGACCAAAACAACCGCTTTAAATTCTACATAAATCATAATTTAATACATGATTTTGAAGACACCGAAGCAATGACCGAAAAGGAAGCCTATAACCTAGCGGAAGAGCTTTTTATAGAATATCTTCAAAATAGATAAGGGGGTTTATATGTACGTTTTAAACATGAAAGAAAAGACTATTAAACAATTTAATAACATGGATTTAGCCATGTTTATTAATGATTTAATAAAATACAATGACCAAAGGCTATTGAATAAAACGTTTTTATTCGTACCTACGAAAAAGGCGGTCAAATACATCATTGAATCATCAAATAAGGGGGCTTAAACGCCCTTTTTTTATTTTATAGGGGTCAACCTATGAAAAATTAAATAATGGCTTCATAGCCTCTACAGGGGGCTTTTTTTAATTGTATTTAATTGCAAGGGGCTTTTATTGCTTAAAGAAAAGACTATTTTTAAAAACCTGTCACAGCTTCACGGGATAGCTATACCCAAAATCCTAAATGAGAATGATTATCATTCGCAAATGGAGAGAACCAACCTTACACAATTTTGAAATTTTTTTAACTATTTTTCAAATAATCACTAAATTTTTCTACAAATCAATCAAAAGTTTTAAATTACTTTTTCTTTTTGGCTTGACCACTCATTGATAAAGCAATTGCTACAGCTTGCTTTTGTGAACTTACTTTTTTAGGTGATTTGCCAATGTTTAATTGACCTTTACCAAATTCGGACAT